GTGTTCCATTCTTATCAGAGTATCCACGAACATCCTCAAGTCCCCTGATGGTATGATCAAGAATGGGAAGGTCTACGGTTGCCTCATCCATCTTTGCAATAAGTTGTCCGGTTTCGATATTGAAGCATGCATTCTCACATAGTGAAAGACCTTCAGGTGTTATAAAGTTTCCATTTATAACCTTGTAGTTGACGTATCGCACATTTACAAATGGATATTCAAGCACTGAAAGAGCCGAAGGTGAAAAGGATGGTCCAAATACAGATGGAAATGTGAGTCGTTTCCGTTCAGAGATGATTGGCTTCGTATAATATTGAAGGTTATAGAGAACAGATGGGTGGTGCAGACCTAGTTTCAACATATAATGTACTGAAGACCGAAGACCCTCATATCGGTCTGACTTCACATAATAATCGAGGACCGACTGCTCATAATCAAATAGACCATTGTATACCTCAGTTTCAATGAACAAACTATCTGTTGACATTGGAATCTTCTGACCCATCACAACATACTGGTATGCCTTATAATGCTGACCATCTTGCCGAAAATACCGAGCAAGTTCGTATAATGGCTCAGCACGTTCTTTACGATATTCGTATGCTCTCAGCATCCACTCTTCAAACTTTACAATATTTCCAAGCTCCCGATGGCACTTGGCAATCATATAATGAGAATACCAGATCTCTTCGAACCACCCACCTGCATTAATCCGTCGCTTATACATTGCAATCGAATCCCTCCAACGCCCAGTGCTGTGATACGTCTGTGCAAGATAGAACATATATCGAACATTAGTGGGCTCATCAGTCAACCCTTTTTCAAGAAGAATTGCATCTCGTTGAAACTTATCCGACTTGCATCCACCGTCATTGAAGTCATTGATGTGACAGATCACTTTTGATATGTGATCGGAAGGCGCATCCCAATATTCATGCGTTACGCCCTTGCACTCCCAAAAATGATCCATGCGAAGAAGACGGGTATTTGGATATTCCAACGTCCCAGCACATTGCACAATTGTATATCCAATATGTTGAAGTGGATATGTCTTTAGGGATCCCGAATCAAACATCATATCAGCATCCAAAAGAAGTCCATAGGTATCCTTGAGATCCCATCCAGTTCTTTTCAGATACATCTGTGCATTGGAAAAGCTAGCTGTGCGATTATACCCAAAATTCTGCCACGGAACATGCGTTAGACACCCATCATGTGTCTTGAGAAACTCGGTGGCAATCTCACATGTCTTATCCGTTGACCCGGTATCGCATATACAATAGGCTTCTACAAACCCTTCAACGGATTCCATACAACGCTTGAGGATCCGCTCTTCATTACGGACCATGAGAATGAGGACAAATTTTGGCATAGTGCGTCCGTATTGTCCTTCCTCTAATCACTCTGTCTAAGTAAATGAGCACGGACTTTGTCAAACAATCGCTCCGTGAGAATCTGAGTCGCGTTCTGATCCCGCATGTTGCCGATGGTCTCTGGAGTATATATGATAACGCCAAGACCGCCTGTGTGCGCAACAAGCAACCTGGTGAGACCCTCAAGACGTTTCAGAATCTCCTGACACGCGTCCCCCAGTGGACTGATGAGGTTCTGGAGACAGAGGTGAAGCGTATTGAGAAGGTGTCCAAGTGCGAATATATGGAGGATCTGCTACTCGGGGTGTTTGTTAGCTACATTCGCGCGTTTGCAAGCCTTCAGCAGTCTGATGAGGCCCATGTAAATATTGAGTTTGATCGCCCGTCACTGTCCAAGTTCATCTTTACGCTTTATAAGTCGGCAGCTCGCAAGTGCTGGTCTAATGCGTACATGTTTAAGACGATTGATGTCTCATCCGAACAGCAGTCGCGCAACCGTCGTGATATTGAGACGATGTTGGGCGGCGCTCTAGATGAGGTTATTGACAGCTTCATCCCATGGAAGGATATTAGCAAGGCTTATTTCCAGGCTAAGAGCGGAGCCGCCCCGGAGAAGCGCCCCGACACACCGATGCCCCCGCCTGCCGAGGAAGCCCCTCTTCCTAAGCCGGCTCTTTCCTTTGGAGAATCGGAGACGGTTGAGTTTGAGACAGATAATGAGGAAGAGGAGCGCCCTCGTATTGCCCTCGGGGAGGATATCAAGCTGGACTTGTCCGATGATGAAGATGAGCCAGCTGTCAAGCCCACGGGAGTTATGGAGCTGAACCTCTAGTGCGTCCAACCGCCCCAAACGAATCCACATTGAAAATGCAAATGACAGACTACCAAACTCTCGGTATGATTGTCGGCGCCGTGATGATTGTTGCTGCACTACTCTACGTTCTCGACCGTCGTGCGAAGGCCCAGGGCGTTGATTATATGGATTTGGGTAAGATTGTTGCAGGATCGGGGGTTGTTACAACGGGCGTCCTCTATTCACTCGGAACAGAGGCGGTGACTGATGTTGCCGAGACTGTGACTGCTGCTGCCCAGGATATGTTCGTTGGTAAGCCGGAGTTTTAAGACACCCCATAGATAAACAGTATGTCTCGTACAGTTCGTGTTGCCGGAAGAATGATTGAACTTGCAGGGTTACAGCAAGTTTGGCTGGGAGTTGACCATTTATGTAACTCCAAAATCACACTGTACTATCCAAAGGGTCCTACACAGACGATTGAATACACGTGGAGTGAGCACATACAAGCCGAAAAGGATAAGAACACTATAGAGGAAGCATTACGCCCACGAAATAGTGTAAAATCGTGTGAGCCAACTACGAGTGATTCTACAGTCGGGGAACGCCTCGGTTAGCTTCGTCCTTGCATCATCCATTGAATGCTTGATGGGAATATCCACAACATAGTGAGTCTCACCGTGAGCTGCCTCGCTTTTAACAAGTGTAATAATCTTCTCGACAAAATCATCAAGCGAACACATCTCACGAAGCTCAGTTGCAGTCGGCATATTGGCTTACTGAACAGAGGTGGGTATATTAAAATGAGAACACCCTTGTGTGAAGTTATGGATCGTCACAACAGTGACAAGTGTACACCTCATAACTACACACCAGTATATTACCAACTTTTTAAGGATATGAACCCTTCAGATGTCTTTGAAATGGGAATCGGACACACAAACTTTGAGTTTACGTGTAATATGGGACATATTCCAAACTATCGTGCCGGTAGCTCGTTGCGAGCATGGAAAGAGTTCTTTCCAAATGCAGTAATCTATGGAGCTGATATTTATGGAGAAGCAGTTGATCAAGCCCGGGGGGAGAGAATTCGGACATTTTATTGTAATCAGCTCGAGCCCCTTGAGATCAAAGCTGTCTTTAAAGATCTCCCATTAATGGATATCATTATTGATGATGGATATCATGTGTTCTACGCAAATGTAACCTTTTTTGAAGCAAGTATTGATCACCTTAAGGATGATGGTATATTTGTTATTGAAGATATTCAGGAGGTTTATCTCAATGATTTCCATACCAAGATTCTGGAATGGAAGATGCGATTTCCACAGTTGAACTTCAAACTTATACAAGCACACACTAGTGCCCTTCTTATTATCTCTTCTCGTTCACTTGAGCAGCTAGGTATCAATAACTAACGCATCCCCGATTTGAGCTGCTGAGGGCGTAGCCCGATACTGAACCATTCGTCCAATCTCCTTCTTTGGAACCGCAGAATCTCCACAATATCTCACGATCGCCTTGTACAGATCAAATCCATGATAGCGATCGTGGTTATCCATCTTCGAACGGAACATAACTGAGCTGCCATCCGTCTGCTTCATCCACTGAATAAATACTGCAAACAAGGGGTGTGTGTACTCGTGCTTCGGTCCCTTGGGAAACATATCCCAGAAGACCGATGTAGCAAATCGAACCAAATCAAACGATGACGAAGCGCCAATATGCGGGTGCTTGTTATCATAAAAAGGCTCCATGTTATACTGACCACCTGCCTCTTCATCTTCCTGAAACTGACTGCTCATGAAGAGCTTGGGTTCCTTAAGTCCAGTCAAGCGCATACTGAGAATCGAACGATCAAAGTCAATGATCTTCATCAGAAATCCAAATGTCGGGACCTTATACATCACTCCACCGTGGCTATAGATACAGTGGGTTTGATTCGTCTTAACATACATCACATTGTTGCCATGAAGATCGTTGTGCGTGAATCCAAAGTTGCGCTGTGCATACGCAAGGGCAAAGACCACCTGTGAGACCCATGCAACGTGCTTCTCGGGCTCGGGGTGGAGCTTGATCAGATCGTAGAAGGTTCCATCACAAACCTCCATGACCGTCGTCATCACAGGCACGTCTGTAAATGTAGCCCATGCAAACGGCTCATCCTCTTCTTCAGGACCTTCTTCATCGTTCGTTCCGTCCGAGCATGCACAGGACTCAATGTCGTAGACGTCATCTTCAGTCGACTCCTCCTCTTCCAGCTCAGGCGATCCGGACGATGCAACATCATACGCCTCTGCCGATCGGTCTGTGTCCGGAGCACTGACGTGATCTGCATCCACGTCCTCAATTCCATCCAATGCGAGATCCTCTGCAGTTTCAATCGCAATGCGGGCTCGTCGCGTGTGGCTGAACTCTGCATCATGCCCAGATGTGCGAAGCTTGAGTTCAAACGTCTTTCCAATCTTATCTGCAAACCATCCCTTTTCGATAAGATCTTCGTAATCATCCGAGATGTCAATCGTATGCGATCCAGCGAGTCCGGCATACACTCCGTATACCTTAGGAAAGTGCTCACATCCAGATTCAGAGAGTGCGATCGATGTCATCGCTCCAACATATGCAGCCGTATGAGGGCTCTGCATGCGATCCTGAAGATCATCGGCAACATCGGTCCGCTTCGGAACCCCAAATGCACCATAATCTCCTCGCATCGTCTTGAACGGAGACAGAATCATCGTAGTCTTGCGGTGAATCGGAATGGTTTGTCCACGAACCTTAACATGCTTATCGTCCACAATGGAGTCAACTGGAAATTCAAGCTTCACTCCATAGTCGTGGAGTCCGGCAAGATTCTCCGTCTTAAAGAGCTTTTCAAGGCATGGAAAGAACGGTTGCATCGTCTTCATTGACCAAAGTGTTCCATCCAACTTCGGCATACGATGGATCTTCAAAGATACGGGTGTCGTTCGCAGATCCTTTCCCATTGTGAGATGTCTCGGCGGGGAAAGTTAAAAAATAAACGACGAGGAGAACAAGATGACGCAGAACTTCAATCTTAAAAAGTTCAATATGGAGATGATCAAAGAACGATGTGGAATGGACTCTCGTAAAAGTCCCATGATCGTGATCATTGGAAAGAAGGATACAGGTAAGTCTTTCTTAGCTCGTGATCTTTTGTTTCACGTTCAGGACTCGTTTCCCGCGGGCATGGTGATCTCTCCCACAGAAGCCGTAAACGAGTACTTCCAAGCGTTTGTTCCGTCTAAGCTGATTCACGATAAGTATGAGCCTACGAAGGTGCAGGCATTTATCAAGCGCCAGTTCGCTGCTAAACAGCGTTTCCTCAAATCCAAGGCGACTGGACAGCCATTTGATCCTCGTGCGTTTCTGATTCTAGACGACTGCCTGTATGCAGCCAAGGAGTGGATCAACGAGGAGTCTACGCGTTTCGTGTTCATGAACGGTCGCCACTTAGACATGATGACCATTATTACGATGCAGTATCCGTTGGGTATCACACCCAATCTTCGTACCAACGTGGATTTCGTCTTCATTCTTCGTGAGAATATCCTAGGTAATCGTCGTAGGATTTACGAGAATTACGCAGGTATGTTTCCTACCTTTGAGATGTTTTGTGATTTCATGGACCAGTGCACAGAGAACTATGAGGGTCTGGTCATTTGCAATAACGTATCGTCTAACAAGCTTGACGATCAGGTGTTTTGGTATAAGGCTTCAGAGCATCCGCCATTCAGACTTTGCGACCAGTCTTTGTGGGCCGATAACCGCCCTTTCCAGTCCGCAATGCTCGCCGCCGACGAGTATAACTCCTCTTCGATGAGGAAGAAGAACGCCCCGCCTTCCGTGTGGGTAAAGAAGTCCGGTGGCGAATAGCGCCACCCTGAGGAGCCCGACCCCTCCTCGCCCTCGGTGCAGCTGGAGCTTCGGCAAGTGCATCGGCAGGTGCATTAAGTCCTATTCCAGGAACCTGATCAGCCGGAGCCGGAGCAGCCGGAGCCGGAGCAGCCGGAGCCGGAGCAGCCGGAGCCGGAGCAGCCGGAGCCGGAGCAGCCGGAGCCGGAGCAGCCGGAGCCGG